CAGAAGTATACAACCCGCAGGTAGTTAGCGGTATGCTCAACTTCTTCCGTGGTCGGGCTAGCGGTATCATCAATCAGACCCTATCCAACATCATCGGAGATCGCATCGGTGCTACCCAGCCTGTCCCAGCACCACGCGCGCCTAGCGGCACTGAGCAGCCCGGCGTAGTTAGAGACCCCGGTACCTAAGGAGTAAGATATGTCACTGTTTGGTAATATTCTAGGAAGTATCGGATCTGCTATTCTCGGCAGATCTCAGCAGCGTTCTGCTGATCGTGCGGCTAGGGAGATGTCCGAGCGAGAGATCGCGTTTGAGCGAGAGGCTATCGGCCTACGCGCTAACGAAGATCGTCGTACCGCTAAGGAAGCCGCCTTGCTGCAGGAGTGGATGCGACAGAACAAGCGCGGAGAAAGAGTACGTGGAGCCAAGAACTTTACTGGGTTTGCTGGGTCAGAGTTCAGGAACTATACACCTGCCGCGTCTGCTAATGGCAGGCAGGTAACGCCTGACGAGTTCATCAGCTCAGGCGGATTGCTAGCGTCACTGGCAAATCCTCCGACTCCTGCCGCTACCTTAGCTACTCCCACACCTGCTAGCGGTGGCCTGATCGGCAACCTAACCAACGCCCTGTTTCCGAGGACTCCATAATGGATGATAAGTACGCAGAAGGTGAAGATGACGGCATCGAGATGGACCTAGACATTCTTGTCGGCCTATCCCTTAAGGTCATCAACAGCCCAGAAGGTGCGCAGGCGCTAGTCGCTGCCGCCAAGAACACCAAGACCCCGGCTAAGGGCGCTGGCCAGTTCATCATCATGCTGATCGAGAACGTCAGTAAGGCTCTAGAGGATAGTGGTATCGATGTAGATCCTGCCGCTTGGATGGCCTCCGATGGTGCAGTAGCTACTGTCACTGACGATATCATCGACGTCCTCTTAGAAGGCGGAGTCGAGATCGATCCTAACACATTCGCAGAAGAGCTGTATTTTGTAGTAGCGGATATGGTTAAGGGTATTGCTCAGGCTGAAGAGGCGCAGTCCGCTAGCCCTACGGCTGGTGCTAGTCCGATTGCTAACGCTCCCCTACTAGGATAAGGAGGTATCTATGTCACTACTAGAAGCTATCCTAGGCGGAGCTATGCAGGGTGCTGGAAGAAGTATGGTCGAGGAAGACCAGCGCAAGAAGGACTACATGGATGAGAAGCGCCGCAACGCTAGAGAGGACGAGCTAGAGGCACGCCGAGCTAAGCGTGCTCTGGCTGAGCAGCTACGCCAAGAACAGCGCGAAGACAAGCAGTATGCTCGCCGTCGTGCAGACCAGACTGCTGACCGAGATCTAGAGTGGAAGCGCGGTGAGCCAGAGCGCCAGACCAATCAGCGCTACATGGACTGGATGATGAGTCAGCCTCGCGGAGGCAGTGGCGGTGGTGGTGGATCCAGCCGACCAGTGTCTGTGACTAGCGAAGGACTACTAGCCAAGATGGGATTCCAGAGCAAGGACGAGCTGTACAAGTCAGGTGACGAGCAGGCTATTACCGCCTACGAAAGCCTCCTCGGTACCAAGCTAGCTCCGGAAGAGCTGGACGACCTGAACAATCGGCTAAGTGGTCTGGCGTCTAGACGTCGCGGTGCTCAGAGTATTCTGTCCAGCCAAGATGACGGCATGATTTACTTCGACACTGGATCACCTAACCAAGTACGTAACTCGGATGTAATGAGGCAGGCTGCCCTGCAGTCACGCCAGCCACCAACTCGATAAGGAACCTACCTTAGTATGGCACTTACCTCGTATCAGCGCAGACTAATCTCTCTAGGTCTAGCCACTCCAGAAGAGTTCGGCGTAGAGAGTAGCGCCGTAGCTCCGCTATCTATCAACGAGTTTCTAGTAGACCCTACCCCGCGCCTGCCTATTGCAGCTAAGCCTAAGGAAGATATGGGATTGCTGGAGATGGCTGGGCTAATCCCTGAAGCTGCTATTCAGGGTAGACGTGCTGCCGATACGACTGCTGCGGAACTAGAGAGAGCGCTAGCTGGCTCAGGCAGGGATATAGTAGCTACTGGCAACGTACGTAATCCGCTAAATATTATCGGAGCCTTATACGACGCAGCTACGACTGAGGCAACACTAGGTGAAGCCTTTGGTGATAGACTGACGTCGGATCGCGAGGAGTTGGCTCAGGCTCGGTTAGAGCAGAACGAAGCTCGGCAGAGAGTAGAAGCTCTCGGTGAACGCAGTACAACGCTACGTACCGTAGCGGACGCGGCTGGCTCGGCACCAGAGAGCGTGGGCTCGATGGTCGGCGGTATTGCTGGCGGCGCGCTCGGTACGTTAGCTAAGCCGGGCGGTGGTACTGCTGTTGGCGGCGTCATCGGATCAATGGTCGGCTCTATCCCGATGGTACGCAAGGCGTTCTACGCATCATGGGACGAGGCTTATCAAGCTGCCCGTCAGGCTGGAATGTCAGAACAAGAGGCATCGTCTCTAGCAGACGAGCAGGCGTTCGAGCAAGCTTCCGTTGAGTTCGGCGTCGAAGCCGTTACCGGTGCTATCCCCGGCATCAAGATTGGCGGAGGACTGCTAAAGCGTACTGCGCTTAATGCTCTAGGACGTACAACTGTAGAGGCTGGATCCGAGGCTGTTACTCCGTATGCCCAGAATGCTGTGCGTGCCGGCTCTGCAGCTATCGAAGGAGACGAGAGAGAGGCTGGCGTAATTGCTGGCATGGTCAAGAACTGGGATAGTCCAGAGCTACGAGAAGAGGCAGTACGTGGCTTTCTAGCTGGCGGTCTAGCCTCAGGCGCTCTGATTACTCCGGTAACTGCTGCCGAGCAGGCTGCTCAGATTCGCTCAGAGCAGGCACTACAGGCAAAGAAAGATGACCTACGTAATGAAGCTGCTGACGCTTTCCAGACTGCGCGTACTGATCGTCTTCGTCAGGAGGCTGAGCTTACTCGCGCTACGGAAGCACTTAAGCAGCAGGAGCTAGTCCGCTTCGCGGCTAAGAATGAGAACAACGCCCGCATCGCTTCCGCGTTCCAGACTGGCAAGGCAGAGCAGCTAGACCTCTTCGGAGGAGATCCAGAGCTAGCCGATGGCGTCGGTGGTGTGATGGAGGCTGAGTCACGCCTAGCGTCAGAGCGTAGTGTTCAGACTGCTCAGCAAGAAGCTGGCGTACGTGAGCGTCGTGCTCAGCGTGACGCTATCGATCGTGAGATTACTACTACGGCTGCTAACGAGCCGGGTAACATCATGGCTAACGCTTTTGCGGCTGCTAACCGTGATCGTAGTATTGCTAATGCGGTAGACCTTCCGGCTCCTGCTGCTCCGCAGGCTCCGCCTGTAACTCCTGAACCAGAACAGCTATCTCTGCCGATGGTAGACAATCAAGTACGGGATATCGACGAAGCTCGCAAGGCTGTAGCCGCTAAGCAGGCCAGACAGCAGGCCGGTAAGCAGAGTGCCGTAACTAGACAGGCCGAAGTATCGCGCAAAGAGATGCGCGACTTTGCCGTGCGCTATCTAGAGCAGAACCCTAACGCTACCGATGATGACGTGCTAGTAGCCCAGAGAGACTGGCGTGCTGGCGAGATTGCTCGCAGGACTGCGGCTGTCCAGCCAGTAGCTACCCCGGCTCCCGTAGTCTCTAAGCCAGTTAAGCCTGCAGCACCCAAGGTACCTAAGGTAGCAGACGAGGACGGTAACGCTCCTGCTGTATCGTACGACGATGTACTAGCTCGCCTAGCTAAGCCTACTGACACTCCTGCTGTTACTGAGAAAGTAGCTAAGGTAGTGCCGGAGAAAGCTGCTATCACTGTGGAAGGTGATACCGAAGAGTTTGACGTGGCTAGGATCAAGGAGCCTGACGTACGCGAAACGGCTAAGCGTAATCCTAACCTACGTAACTTCCTCAAGGGTACCGTAGTAGAGCCGGTTATGTATCACGTTACCAGCAAGACTGCTGACATTCGTAACTGGGTAGCTGCTCGTGGACAGATTGGCCCACACCTTAGCACTAACTTTGAGGTAGGTACCAAGGCTGCTCGTGGTAGCAACCAAGACAAAAAGACTCTACGCATGGCTGTCAACATCAAGAAGCCGCTGCGTCTACAGGACTACGGTAACTGGGGTATCGAGGATGTAGGTCCCCAGCTACGCGACATGAACCTAGTAACTCCGGAACGTCTAGCTCAGGCTGAGGCGGAGGTTGCTGCTATCCGCGAAGAGTACGAATCCCTAGACTTCAGCACACCGTTTTCCGAGAACAGGATGATGGAGCTAGAGGCTAAGGAGAATGAAGTAGTACGCGAGCTGATCCGCGAGACTGGGCACGATGGCGTTATGTACGTCAATCGTTTCGAGATCCCCGGACTAGATGACACTGAGAAGCAGTCACGCCTAACAGCGCGCGGTAAGCCTCGCGGTGCTGATCTAGTTATGCCTGACGCTGAGTTCGCTGACATCTTCCCTGAGGTGGATGTGTCTGTCATGGCTCTAGACTCTAACCAAGTCAAGAACATCGACGAGAACACTGGGGAGTTTAACCCGGCTAACTCTGACGTTAAGGCTGCTGTAACTACAGGAGAGATTGCCGAGACGTACGGAGAAGATGCTGCTAACCTAATAGACGACTACAACAATGCTCGCGGTCCTAAGCAACGAGTACAGGCTCTATTCGATTACCTAGAGGTAGCGTCGCGTACTGGTCGCGAGAACGCGATCGTTCGTACTCTACTGCCGATCATGAAGAAGTATCAGGGTCTAGTACCTGACATTCAGATCGACACGGCTAAGAAGTACGTTAAGACTCAGAGCGGACTAGAGACGCTAGGTTATTACAACCCGAACAACGGTAAGCTGCGCTTTGGTATGGGCGGCATTACTCCACGCATCGTAGCTCACGAAATCCTACACGCTCTTACTTGGGTAAGACTTCGTGACAAGGCTGCGGTCAAGACGGACAAGCAGCTAGCTGCCGCTGTTGCTCAGATCAGCGAGGTACGTAACAGCTTCCAGCAGTGGTACGATACCAAGGGTAAGCAGGAGCTAAAGCGTAATCCAGACTCCCCGCTCAGCAGAATCATCTCTCCGCGTAACGGCGGCTTGGTGGATCAGGCTGGTAAGGTAGACGTGGATGAGATCGTAACCTACGGTCTAACGGACAAGAACATTCAGGATGTACTACGTAGCCTGCCGGCCCGTGGTACGCTCGGCAACGTCTACCGTAAGCTAGTCAACCTAGTCCGCAATGCTCTAGGCATGGCTGACTCTAAGAAGAACATGGACGCGCTTGAGTCGCTACTTGAAGCTACGGCTACGGCTATTGATACCACTACTACGGACAATCGTAGCGAAGTGCTGGCTGATTTTTCTGATTCTACCGTAGACGAAGTAGCTACGCAGGCTAGAGAAGTAGCGGCTGCCGCGACTGGCGGACTAGATAAGACTACCCTGATGGATAGGCTGTCTGTATCTACCAACGCTCTTGAGCGTGCTCAGGAAGTTATGCAGGGCAAGCGCGATCCTAGCTCGCTTAAGGCTAAGGTTGCTGACTTCTTCCTGCCTAAGAATGCGGGAGTAGAGTCTCTGCGTCAGGCTATCGAGACGGCTAAGGGACGCGAGGTAGCGCTAGAGTATATCATCTTAGGTCAGACTGCCGACGAACAGATCATCGCTAACAACGAAGAGCTAGCTAAGACTCTCATCAAGCCGGGCATCTCTCCGGAGGACTACGCAAAGGCTGAGGCTAAGATCAAGCAGGAGAACCCAGAGCTGTTTGGCGCTCTAGTCAACATGCGCGAAGAGTTCAAGAAGAACAGCCTACAGATCGTAAAGGAGCTGTACGAGTCTTCACGCGTAGAGAACGGTGAGTTCAAGCCTAGCCCTGCGGTAGTACGACAGATCAACGCTATCATGGCTAACCTAGATAACTACTGGACTACGGCCTATCAGGTACACAACCCCAAGGAGCGTAAGCAGTGGCAAGAGCTGGTCCGTGGTACCGACAAGGGTAAGCAGATCCTACAGGATGCTACGGAATTCCTACGCAACGACCTGACTAACTTCGAGCTGGACAAGCTTGAGAAGATGCCGCGTGCTCGCCTTGAGCGCATTCACGCTGCTTGGATCGGAGAGGCTGGAGTTAGCACTCTCAAGAAGGATGAGCTAGTATCAGCTCTTCGCTCCTTCTTCGCAGGGTCTGATCCGCGCAACTCTGAGGCTGCAGAAGCTACCGTCACTACGGCTATTCAGGATCTACTACGTGAGACCCGTGGTGTAGACAGGCTTACCAAGTACTTCTCACAGAACCGTGTAGGACTCGGCGTGCTCAAGGAGCGTGTCGATGTGCCTGCTCCTATCGCTGCGCTGATGGGCAAGATCGAAGATCCTCTCACGGTAATCTATAACACCCAGCTAGCTCAGGGCCTACTGCTTGAGCAGCTACGCTTTGCGCGTCAGCTAAAGCAGGACTACACTGGCAAGTACTTCTTCAATTCCAAGAGCGACGCTACTGCCGCTGGGGTTACGAACGCTACCGAGCTACGCGGTCCGTCAATGGGCGCACTGAATGGAATGTGGACTTCGCCCGAAGCTGCGCAGATGTTTGCCAACGACTCTGAGACTAGACATCCTCTAGTCGAGTTGATGTCGAACACTCTCGGCAAGTACGCCAGCGTCTTCAAGTTTACCAACCTCGTACTCAATCCGCTACTGATGCTCTACAACGGCGTCGGTTCTTTCAGCATGGCTATGGCTAACGGCGTAGGTCCTTCTTACATGAGTAAGATTATCCCCGCTGTAATCGGTACTACGGCTGCTAACCTAGAGGCACTCAAGACTGGTAAGTTTAACCAGCAGACGTACGACATGTACCGCAACATGCTGGCCGATACTCCGATTGCGGAGGCTATGCGTCGTCGTCCGCTAGAGCAGGCGGTAGAAAACCTACGCTCGGCTGGCGCTATGCCGGATAGCTCAACGTGGGAGCGCGTGAGCAAGACTGCCGGTGATAGCTATAGTGCCCTGTGGACTATCTACTCGGGTATGGACCTAGGCGCTAAGCTAGTAGTGTACTACAAGCAGCTAGATGTTCTTACTGAAGTAAACGATAACCTGCCGCAGGAGCTACGCCTAACGGAAGACCAGCTATCAGAACGTGCCGCTGCGCGTACTCGTCAGACTACGTTCTCGTACGAGCTGGCTGCTTCTCTAGTCCGTGACCTAGATCGTACCGGTATCTTTGTATTCGCTACCTACCAGTACGAGACGTTCCGCTCGCTGCTAATGTCGGGCTACAGAGCTGCTGACGATATCCGCCTAGCTGATACTCTGGCTAACGAGGGTCACACTGCTGCGGCTAACGTTCTCCGGGGGCACGCTGCTGGACGTAGCATCGGTATCGCTGCTGCCATGAGCAATCAGTACCTAGCCAACAAGCTAGCTCTAGCCGCGTTCATGGGCTTTGCCTCAATGATCGGCTACGGTCTAGATGAAGGAGACGAGGAGGAGCGTAAGAAGGTAGAAGACGCCTACCGTATGTCCAACAGTTTCGTCATGAACAAGGACGTACGTGTAGTAGGTAAGGCTCCTGATGGTTCATACCTGATGGTAGACGTAGGCCGAGTAACGGATCCCTACGGTCCGATGACGGAGCTTATGGGTGCGATCGGGTCTGGTGATACTGAGCGCATTGCCGCGGCTACTGCTGCTCTAGTCTCGCTCAATCCGCTACTCAAGGATTCGGCCAAGATGATTACCGGTCAGAGCCGTGTGCCTACTGCTATCCGCAACGATCCAGAAGCGGACGCGGGCTATAAGGCTGCCGGACTGAACGACAACTTCATCAACTTTGCTGCTGGCTCGTTCTTGACTGCGAGCGGTATGCTCAAGCAGCCGATCGTCGAAGCGTCTAAGTTTACCGGCCTACTAGAGGAAGTGGATGTAGTGCCGGAGGAGGCTGTCGTAGAGCACTGGGCTGTAGAGATGGCTACTAACAATCTCATTAAGATGCAGAGATTCGACCCACTTAAGAGTATCAATCTCCTACAGCAGCAGGATCTACGTACTGCTAAGCGCGACCTTAACGACGTGGTAGCTGCGTCAGCTACGCTGGATATGGATAACATTCGTAGCCAGTACCTAGACGTACGCTCTCAGGAAGTCGAGGGACTCAAGGAGTACGTAGCTCTGGCCGAGATCGCTAGGATTTCTGGCAAGACTCCGGAGGAGATCGCTGCTGCTCTAAAGGAAACTAGCCTATCACGCGGGCAGCAGACCTATGTCCTCAGCCCGAGAGCTGTAAACTTTAGCTCGTCCGTGTTGTCTGAATCTACCATTAAGCAGCTAGAACAGGACGAGATGGCGAAGGCAGATACCCGCCAGCGCCGTGTCCAGATTGCTAACAAATACCGAGAGCTTCGCCGCGAGCTTAACAAGATCGACAGGGAGAACCGTTAATCATGCTACCACAGTTCAACAACCAGAACACGCCGGTTACTCCTAACAACGGCAATCCGAATACCATCTACAACAAGCCTCGCGCTACTGAGTATTCTGGGTACATTACTCCTGTAGGCTACCTTCCGGGTGAGGAGGCGCTAGATCCGGTGTATGAGCCTACTGCTAGCGTTCAGCCTACGTTCGCTCCCATGGACAAGAATCCTAGAAGTGCTGGTCCGGTCGTGCCTGAGACCATGCTACCTAACTACGGCATGCTACAGCCTCAGCAGGAGGTTAAGCCTGTACGCGGTTCTGACGATAACTACCGTGGCCCTATGCCTAGCGACGCTGTTCCTATGCCTAAGCCACGTCCCATTTCCGTAGGGGATAGTGGCCCTGTAGCGCCTGTAATCAGCGGTCCGAGTATTCCGGGAAGCCCGTCAACGGCTACTCCCGTAGTCACGCCAGAGTCGGTAAGTGCTCCTGACAATCGTACCACTATGGGTCAGTGGCTACCGCGTTTCGCTATCGATCCGTCCGTACTAGGTACGCAGTTCGGGTCTAGTGGTAACTCCTCACTAGACTACTGGAGACAGCGCTTAGGGCAGATCAGGTCAGGGGGCACGCAGCCGCAGGATCCCGGAACTACACCCGGTCCTGGTACAGGCGGCGGAGCTACAGGTCCTATTGCTCAGCCTAACCAGCCGGCTGATCCTATCACTCCGGTCATCCGTCCGCCTAATGACTCAGCCACACCGGGCATCATCGGCGTAGATCCTCAGTTCAACACCGGGCAGTTTGGCCTAGGTGCTGGTCTAGGTCTAGCTAACTTTAGTACTGTAGCCTCTGCTATCTTCCCGAACGATCCGTCACGTTCCAGACAGGCGGCTGATACTCTAGCGCGTACGTATCCTCTGATGGACGCAGCTCAGCGCGCAGAGGTAGAGGAGTTGGACAATCCGAGCACTCCTCCGGAACGTCGTCGTAGTATCCTACAGCGCGTGGGCGACTTCCTCAAGAGAGAGTGGGAGAAGGAAAAGGCGAACTGGTCAGAGAATCCTATGAGAGAACTTATCAACACCTTTGTTCCGGGTGTAGGTACAGCTATCCAAGCTGGCGTAGATATCTTCCGCCCTGACGTAGATCCTATGATCCGCGAAGGCATGGTTACTGTAGGAAGAACTACACAGACCAACACCGGAGACCGTTCAGCAGAGCGCGCTAGCCCGAGGTAACTACTAGTATGAGCACTGAAGACCTGTACAAGGTAGTTCGCTCTGGCAACCCTGACGTTGAGCGAACGCAGCTAAACAAGATCCTTGCCCGCCTAGCAGAGCTAGCAGCTCAGGGCGGGAGCGGAGGCACTAGTCTGGATATTGATGGTGGCGATGCGTTCACGACGTTTTCTGATACAAGTCCTGTGATCGACGGAGGAGGAGCTTAACATGGCAACCAAGTTCCGCCTCAGGCGAGATACTGTGGCTAACTGGACTTCTGCTAATCCAGTGCTGATGGACGGAGAGATTGCCATTGAGATGGGATCTCCTCGTAAGTGGAAGGTAGGCGACGGTGTTACTGCGTGGAACAGTCTGCCGTATGGATTTGCAGGAGACCCCGGGCCTACCGGGCCTGCCGGTCCGACAGGAGCTACCGGTCCGCAAGGACCTCAGGGCGTCGCTGGTCCAGCGGGACCTACTGGAGCTACGGGTCCAGCGGGAGCTACGGGAGCGCAAGGTCCTCAAGGTGTAGCGGGTCCTACAGGTCCTCAGGGACCACAAGGCTTAACCGGGCCAGAGGGTCCGCAAGGTCCGCAGGGAATCCAAGGTCCCCCGGGCGAAGGCGGTGGTACCACTATTCTCAAGGGACAAGTTACTCTGACGCTAGGTAATGGCAAAGGAACCCTAGCGCACACCCAGACGTTCTCAGCTACCGGCGTCACTAGCTCTATGCACGTAGACGTAAGACTAGCGGGAGTAGGTTCTACCGAAGAGAACGAACCAGAGCTACTAGATCTTGTGTCACTGTGGGCAGTACCATCAACAGATTCAATTGAAGTAGGCGTAACGTTTTCAACCCTAACCTCCGGCCCTGTGCTGGTTAACTGGAGCGCATTCTAATGGCAAAGCTATCAACTAACAGAAAGCTGGGAACCCAGCATCCTAGAGAGAACTTCCTAGTTACTGGATCTCTTGCATCAGTCAACGCAGAACTACTACTGGACGTAGATGGATGCTCTACTTTCACTCTCGATACTCGCGGTACTTTCGTAGGTACAGTAGTACTTGAGGGTACTATTGATGGTACTAACTGGCAGGCAATCCCGGTAAAGCCTATGAACGCGGCGTCCGTGCTGCTTCAGCTAAACGTAACCACTGCTGGTACATTCATGGGAGAGTGCGTAGGCTTTGATCGTGTTCGCGTACGTATGACTGCATACACTTCAGGCGCTGCTATCACTACGCTGCTAGCTGTCAATGGCATCCTACCTACTGTTCTCGACTCTCGCCTAACCGCAAGCGTAGGTACTTCAGTAGGCGCTGCCGGCGCTGCAGTCACTCTGACCCTAGCTTCTCCGGGAGCAGGCTTGCGCCACTACCTAACGTATCTGTCTGTCAATAGGTTCGCTACCGCAGCTCTTACCGCTGCTGCCACTCCTGTGACTATCACGACTACCAATCTTCCCGGCTCCCTAGCATTCTCGTTCCCTGCTGAAGCGGCGCTACAAGGTACCATTGATCGCTGGCGTGAGGACTTTGCTTTCCCGATCGCAGCCTCGGCTCAGAACACGGCTACTACTATCGTGTGTCCTGCAACTACCGGCGTGATCTGGCGCGCAACTGCTGGCTTCTACGTGGCTCCATAACTATGACGTGGGATACTAGACCTAAGAGCCAGAAGAAGGGCGATGCGCTCAGTCAACTGCTGAATGCTTGGTTCTTTAATGGCAACCCTGACGAGTCGCTGTCGGGCCGTAGCTACTTCGAGACGGAGATAGCCTACAAAGAAGGACGCCCAGTGCGTACTGTCTGGAGAGTAGTTCGCTTCCTAGCGGAAGTCCTGTTCTACTACCGAGATCGCGGGGATCACACCCGCCTAGCGTTTATCGAAGACATCGAGCGGGCAGGAGTAAGATACGAAGCCACGTTTAAGTACATCAACTACGTGTAAAAAGGGAGCGTCAAGCAATGTCTATTGGACTATCAGAGGAGAAGACCTTATACCTACTAACTGAACAGTTTAGCAATCTACGCCAAGAGCTAGCTCACGCCCGAGACTCTTACGCCGACTTGCTAGAAAAGGTTAGTGCTCAGTCAGTACTGCTAGCGTCGCTGGCTGAGAGAATCGACGCTAACAATCGTCTACTAGACGAGCGTAAGAAGACCGATCACAGTAGGATCAAGGATCTAGAGGACGACTGCACTAAGCTGTACGATAGGGTCGAGAGTCTAGAGAGATTCAGATGGAAGGCTGCAGGTGCTCTGACTGTCCTAGTCGTAATGTGGGAAGTACTACGAGATAAGATCGGACTATAAATGGATATCAACATTCTAGTTACCCACCCGTTCCTAATGCTATGGGCAGGACAGTTTCTCCACATCCTGAAGAAGGTGAAGGAACTAGAAGAACGTAACCCTAGGATCACAATTAGGAAGTACGTTAAGCGTCACTCTTATGGAGTTATGTTCTCCCTGATCGGCGGCTTGGTAGCATATGCCATGCTATTTGAGATGGGAGAACTCTCCGCTGTTTCTGCTTTCATGGCTGGCTACATGTCAGACAGCCTAATCGACGCGGCTGCTAGCCGTGTCAAGCGCAAGGTATCTGGCGATGCTGGGTACTACGACTACGAGGATACTCCTTATGATCCAAGACCTAGTAATCCCCCCGTCCGTGACGAAGACCTTTAAGCTGATTGGCTACGGCCTAGTCCTAGCCCTGCTAATCGGAACGCACACGGCGGTATACATGAAGGGAAGAGCTGACGTAGAAGAGAAGTACGCCAGCGAAACTATCGAACAGTTAGAGGAAGACATCACGGATAACGCTGAGCGCATCGAGCGACAGGTAACTACTCTGTCGAACGAGCTAGCTGCTAGCCGTGACCAGAACCGTAAACTACAAGAGGCTATCGATGCGAACCAAACTGTTAACACTAATCCTGCTTGCGATCTTAGCGACGATGAGTTCCGGCTGTTCAATGATGCCGTCTCCGAAACCCAACGTGGTGTGCCCAGCGGTGGTATTGGAGCCCTGCTCTCCACTAAACCCTCTAAGGAATCCGAGCGCGGGGGAGCTGAAGACGAGATCGAATGAGTGGGTGACTGAGTACCGAGTGTGTCAGCTCAAGCACCAGTTCCTTACCGAGTGCTTCGAGGCTACGAGGAAGAAGGACTAAAAGAAAAACCCCCGGCGATTAACCGGGGGTTCTTTTTACTACTTAGTTGTGATCTCCGGGATCTCCGAAGTCTAACTCTAGTTGCTCGGGAGGCTCTTCGCCGTCGAACGGTTCGTCCCCGTTTAGTAGCTGTTCGATCTCGGTCAGCAGCATAATCAGCGTGTCTGTGATCTGGCTGCTACGCTCAGTGTCTAGCAGTACCGCCTTGTCTAGAGCACGCTCAAGTAGCAGCTTTGCTCTGTAGACGCTACGTGCTGGTAGGTCATCACCCCAATCCATAGTTACGTTCTCCTCTTGCTTGGTACATAGTGCCCGCCAAGGGCCGAGCGAATGTGAGGAGTCACATCAGTCCCCGCAGGAAACGCACGCCTGATGATGTCTACTGCTTCTACTTTGTTGCCGGCTAGAAACTTGGACACTGCGTTAGCGTACAGTCGGTCGGTCATGATTCGTCGATCTTGGACTAGCATCTAGGTACCTTGTTAGTTGTTGGCTAGGCTAAAGCGTTCTTTGGCACGCTTGTAGTTACGCTGGAGGAATCGTGCAAGAGACGTACCTTCGTACTCCTCACACAGGTAGTTCATGTCTAGAGGCATCTCGCTAAAGTCACCGTCCCGTACGGCGTTGAGTACGACAACTCCTCGCCAATGGGAATTCGCCATACCTTTGTACGGCTCGTCATGGAGATAGCAAGAGCCCGCGACAATTCCTCTAATGACTTTCCCGGTGGCAAGCTGCTTAGATCCGATATCGTAGCCCTGAACGTGCCCTTGGACATAAGGAACTCCAATTGCAGAGAGCTTGTGGTGTGCGGTGCCTCCGATCGGACGACCTGTATTTGGGTTGGAGAAATAGTGCGCGTACGTAATTCCGTCCACAACGACCGCGCGAGGGCCTCCATTGAAATACTCGACGACCTCCCACCCAAGCGACCGGTCAACCAAGTTGTGAGGACCCATGAGCCCGTCAAGACGAGGATCGTTAGCAATAGTGCGATCCATTCGATGTTCATGATTACCTCGGAGAATGATCTTGCGCTTAGGTTTGAAGTCACCCATGGAGTGCTCTAGGATTCGCAGCGCTTCGTTGCCTGCCTCTACGTCCTTGATGTACCGGGCTCCTTCCTTATCGATCGAGCCAGCGGGAGACCAGCTACTGAGGGAATGAAAGTCCCAGTGATCTCCCATGTGGATAACTACGTCAGGCTTGTAGCGGGCGATCGCCTTGCCTACCCACTCGAAGTGTACCATGGGAGTACCCGGACTAACCTGCGTGTCAGGGATAATTAGGTGACGCTTGGCTTTACTCATCGATAGTCTGTCCAGTGAACTGCCAGTACGGAACGAAGAAGAACCAGAAGGCTGTGTGGTACCACTTAGGTGGGATCTGTACGTTTACGGCAAACGCCCCATCTTCGTCTGACATGTCTACGATCTGATAGGCGGTACGGTAGAACAGAAACGCACCCATTAGGTACAGCCATAGGATAACAAATGCTACGTACTCGTTCATTAGTTTACTGTCTCCTGCTTAGTCTCGCCGTACTTGGCGATGAAGTTAAGGACTAGCTGTCCCATGACCAGCGCTGCCGGTACGTTACCCTGCTCGTAGATCACACCGTCCGGGGTCTCGAATGCTGCCTCTACCTTGATGCCGTTGTCCGGCGCTTCAGTCAGGGTCAGCTTAAACTGCGATAGCTCAGCCATCCTTACGTTCCTCCATCCACTCGGGCGGGATCTCGCCGTGCTCCGATACGTGATACTTGATACCTACCTTACGGCACCAGTCAGAGTAGCGAGTCTTACTCTGCTTGGAGATCTTGTTATCGCGCATCAGCAGGATGCGGATGTCTAGATCTGGATGCTGTTCTACTACTAGCTGCATCTTCTCACGAGCCTTGGCATCCAGCTTGCCCTTTGCTTCGACGTAGATCCCGTTGAACAGGATGAAGTCTGGCGTGTACCTACGGTTCTTAACAGGAACCTTGTACGGGATGCTGACTGACTCGTAGCTGAAGTCTACGTCATTACTCTGTAAGAATTTCCAGAGCTTGCGTTCGTAGCCTGATCTAGTATCGCTTAGTGTCTTAGCTTTAGGCGGTGCCGGTTTCTTAGGCATCCTTTAGAACCTTCCACGCTGTAGGCCAGAGCGCCTCTAGCTGCTTGTCAATCTCTGCGGCGTAGTGACGGATCTCTAGCTGTGCGCCTTCGTCGATGCGTAGCTTATACCAGTGGGCCCAGTTACGCAAGTTAAAGGTACAGTAGAAGCGTGTCACCATCGCTGTAGGCAGCACTCCCCGCGCCAGTTCCCGCGCAACTCCAAGCTCAAGCATGCTGTTGTAGCTCTGCAGGGCGTCCTGAATCCCCATCTTGTATTCTTCAGACGCTTCTCGCTGCCTCTCGACTGCCCCTTCGCTCGACTGCTTGTTCTTAGCCGCTTGGGCACGGAACGTATCGGGGATGTAGTACGTGTCCGAAGGATCGCTGGTGTACCTCATAGAAATCTCATTAAACTGGCCAGTTCTATGCCGCATCCACTCTCGTGCTACGTACAACGGAGCTTCGATAAGGAACGAAGCACTTTGATGTTCAAAAGGAGAGAAGTGCTTGTGCTCCGCTAGGAATCGCATCAGCTTTAGATCCTTCTCGGGATCGTCTCCAGTCTTGTCCTCTCGTCCGTGAGATACTCGGGCTGCGGATACCGGAAAAGTATCGGCGTCCTCGTACCACACAGTACCGAACTCGTCTATATTCTTTTGCATCGTGTAAGCTACTAGCTCGATACGCATATCGGCTAGCGTCTTGAAGTTAATCCCAGCCACGATTGTCCTCCGGCTTACCAGCCATCACTCGTTCCATATTGTACAGCGCGCGCTCCACATCTACCGGATACCAGCCAGCCGAGTCACGAGTGTTAACGCCGAAGCAGTCCATAAAGATCTTTTGCGTATCAGCCTTAAGGCTGTTCACCAGTGCATCAAACGCTGCGTCAGTTACTCTTACTCCGTAGTCTGTTCGAACGATAGGCACTCCGTAGGCTTCGCACTTCGGGCAGCCTGAGAGGATTTGGTCTGGACCCAAGGGCACGTGCTGTCGCGCTTCCTTAGAATCCACAGTAGCTGTGCCATTTCGCTTAGTTTGCTTTGCCATTCGTCTTCTCCATAGTAGCGACGGTATTCGCGCTTACACACCTCGAACCATCCGTCAGGGTTATCGCTCTCGTCTAGCAGCTTCTCTGCAGTCTTAGGACCAATCTTAGGTACACCCTGAATGTTGTCCGTAGGATCACCAGTCAGTAGCTGAGTAAAGAACCATCGCTCTGCAGCAAGGCCGTCGATGAACTTGGCTTCGCCCTTGACGAAGTTGTAGTGCCAGCCCTTGATCATCTTCATATCCTTGTCGATAGAGATGATACAGCTCTTGCCCTTCAGCTCGTACT